CTCACCTTCGTGTCGTCTCCACCTTGCATACCGTCTGATATGTATTCAAGTATGCACAATTCATTGGCCATCCCTGAGCTAAAATTTATAACCCCATTAGCCTTGTCTAAATTATACGTAGGGTTAGTGTTAGCTGTTTCTGTATTTAAACCGAATCTAGCGCCAACTTTATAATCAAATATCCAGTTACCATCGATGTTCCATCCGTACTTGCCGTTGAAAACCCCAGCACCTAAGTATATGGTTTTGTTTGATTTTGTGATTCTATCGTAATCAAGAATAGACGTACCCTCTAAAACATTTCCATCCTGATCGAAAAGAACGTTACAGTTGTTGTCCTGTAGGTAACTATTACTAGACATAACCTGAATGTTTTCACTCAATGGTCTAAGCACACCATCCTTGTACAATGATATTCTTACATAATTAACAAAGTCTGGAGGAAGTATAAATTTAAGATCCTCACAGATACTGATCTCTAGAACCTTAATTTCTTTCATCGCATCGTAGTTCAACTCCTGTATCCCTCTTTTTGCGTGAAACAAAACATTGTACTTGCTTACGTTGTTTATAAGCTTGTCATTACCAACATACATCAACATAAAGTTATTTATGATGTCGTTTAATGATATGTACTGGTAACTCCCCCAATTTTCATTTTCAGGAGAGTTTCCAGAGTTATTGTAGTATTGATATCCGTTTAAGTATGCCATATCTTTTTATCCTTGTACTTGTTGATTTTTATTCTCCTCTAAGTTACCAAAAGTATTTACATCAGCCTCTCTTATAGATAGACCTGCAAATTCTAATATCTTTGAAACCAATAAAGGCTCGTCAGACAAAGGAAGCTCAAAGTCTTGGTAGTCAGATGCTGATTGATCAAACACAGGCTCTCCAGCAACGATATTAATGTAGGTCCATTTAGGATCCCTTGGGTATCTAATGTACTGTAATGAAACACCTGAAGATATTATTGTTGGGTATACAGTAGCTAAACTATCATTTAAAACATATGCAGGATATAGTACACTAGGTGATGTAAGATTCGATGAATTAAGATATAAGATCTTATCAGCAGTAACCTTATCAATTTCTTTTGTTCCATATCTTAAGCTATTCAAATAGTAGCAATCAGCTGGGATGTTAAAGTTAGAAGTTGTAGAGACATTTGTTAGAGTAGATATGGTAGAGAATCCGTCTATAACGTTTTCTATATTCTTAACAATATCTGAATACCCTGATCCAGATTGTCTAGCGTTCTGTTTTATTATCCATAAATTGTACTGATAAAAATAATCTTCAAATATAGACATCTGTGCCTGCTTTGCAAATAAATTAAAATCTTCAGGTGTAATATACCCGAAGTTATTCTTGTTAGCAGCAGACATTACAGTAGCTCTTACTGAGTTTATCATTTTTAAAAAGTTTTTACAAAGATACTAAAAAAAAATGCACCCTTATCGAGTGCATTCATTCTTGTGTATAATGTCTTACAGGTTCTTCTCCAGTAATCTAAGTACCTCAATACCTTCATCCGATTGGAAGAATGATGCCAAGATAAATACTGGGTCCTCACCGTAAGGAACTGTCAATAATTTTTTCTTATTCTGAGTCAAGTTATAGTAAACATCTCTGTTTTTATTTCTAAGAGTTAATAAGTTATTCCCTAAGATCTTAGCAACAGTATTCTGCAACTCAAGCATTGGATCGTTTAACATCTCCAAGAACTCCTTAGGATATCTTTTAGAGTAGATCAATACATCTCTTTTTAACTCAGCTGTTGACATCTTGTCAATCTTAGAACCTAAAAGAACTCGAGCAACAGTCTCTAATTGCTCAACAGATAAATCTCTTGCAGCTAACTGAGCATCCAACTCAAAGTTTAATTTTTCAATATCAGATGAAGCATCTTTCTCTGTGTTTACTTCTTCAAAGATAGATCCATTATCTGGATGGTAACTTAAGAATTTTTGTAAAACAGGATTATTCTTTGGAACCTTTAAAGCTCCATCAACAAAAACAATAGGCTCTAAAATTAGATTACCGTCTTGCTCGTCTTCAAATGGTGATTTTTGATTTTTTGCGTATCTTAACGCTCTGTTTGTGTTTGTCTCCTCATCAAAGTAGAAAAGGTTATGTCTACTTGTGTTTTTAGATGGAAGCATATAGCTCAAAGGTTTGAACTTTCTTCTTAATACGTACAATTTGTCCTCTTGGACATTTACTGATTTTTTCATTTGATAGGATTTAATTTGTTAAATAATTATTAAAAAACCTGAGGCCGCGTTGTGCGACCTCAAGTCTTTTGGGTATACTAGTTTTCGAACAATACGAAGTTGTTAGCACCTAATGTACACAATGCTCTTTCTGATAAGAAGTGTACTTCCATTGCATCTAAGCTAGAAGTAGAAGCTCCACCAGCAGATCCTGTGATCCAAGTTTTGTAACGACGATCTTCTGTTTCAGAAGCGCGGTATCTTACGTGTAAGAATGGACGTTTAGCGTTTTTACCTAAAACTTGATCGTAAACAGTTGTAGATCCAGCAGGAACTAATACTCCGTTTACAGCACCACCTACGATACCACCTCTTGTGTCAGCTTGGTTTAAGTATTTCCAGTCAGTTTTGTAGAAGTCGTAACCTCTTCTGAATCCTGTAAATCCTAAGTTTAAAGCCATTTCTTTATCGTTATCAAACAAACCGTATGATGTACCACCAGCTCCGTAAGAGTTTTGAGCAGCCAACATATCGTCGATATCGAAAGAGAATTGACGGTTAACGAATAATGCATTCTCTTGAATAGCACCTTGTTTGTCTAATCTTTGGATGATAGTATCGAAATCACCTAAAGTAGTTGGATTTCCACCACCCCAAACGTTACCTCTTTGAGAAACAACGTAGAATAAACCTTCAGAACCTTTGTTACCAACATAACCAGTAGTACCAGCAGCTCCTGAGTTAGCCTCAGCTGGAACAGCCTCGATCATAGACATTTCTAAGTAATCTTCGAAACGTAAACGAGTTTCGTGCTCAGCTTTGATGTACCATAAGTACCCAGTAGCTCCGTTTTCAGTAGTAACCTCAACCCATCCGATTTGAGCCATTTCAGAACCTGAAACTGCATATTTATCTTTGATGATGATTGGAGAGTTCTCGAAGATCTCATCTGATGGTTCAACTGATTCAACCATTCCTTCTGTTCCTTTTTTGAATTCAGAACCGTAAACGAAACAAGTGAATGTTTTCCCTGTACCTGAAACTGCAATACCTCCAGCTTCGTAGAAAGCAACTTCAAACGTAGCAGCTTCATAATCAACATCTACAATAATCGCTTTATTAGAAGCGTTAGTAGCGTTGTCAGAGATGAAAACAGTTTGTCCAATTCTGAAAGCGATTTGTCCACTGCTTACTGTAGAAGCTCCTGGAACTAATACGTCGTTAACTTCGAATATTGCAGTGTCAGAACCTGAAGTAGCTGTTGTTACACAGTCTACATATTTAGTGTGTAAACGTCCTTGTTCTGCCCATTTGATAAGGTCAGAGTTAGACGGCATCTCAGCACCAACTGCTCTTAAGAAAGAAGAGATAGTTCTGTTACCATATCTTTCAAACTCTTTTTCGTAAGTATCAGGTAAATACTGATTTAAGAAATCAAAGTTTGTGATGTAATTTGTTGAAAGAGTTTTCTTCTCTGTACTTGGTTGAAGGGCAAACCCTGGAACCGATTGTAAGCTACCAGCCATTTTTTAATAGTTTTTAGTTTTTACTTATTTTGAACTTCTAATTTTTAATCCTGAAGAACTCTCAGTGCTTACAGCTTTTACTTGGAAGTCATTGTTAGAATAAGTCTGTGGAGCTTGTCTTGTCTGCATATCTATGTTTTTCATCTTCATATCAGTGTTCTTCATAGCGTCAGACCTTCCTTGTTCGTAAAAGAATTTTGCCATCTTATCTGGGTTCATAGCCGCAGAAATAGATTTGTGCCAACCTTTAGCATCCTTTATTAAACCATCTTCGCCAACAAACTTAGAAATGAATCCGTCTAAATTAGATTGAGCAGATTTCAACTCCTTAGCATCACCTGGGGTAAACGTTATTGATTTATCACCGACATTGAATTCAAAACCTTTGAAATCATCGCTGAAAACCTCATCAGTTTTCTTTTGGAAATGCTCAGCCTTTCTTTGACCATCCTGCTGCATACTCTGTGCATCCTGGATATATTTCTTGTAAGCCTCGTATTCATTCTTTTCCTCATCAGAAACAAAACCTCCTTTTGACTCAAGAGGAGCTTTATACTGTTCTTTTAAAGAATCAAAATGCTTCTTAGCTTTAGCAAGCTCTTTTTTCTTGGATATCTCTTTCTTCTTGATATCCCTTTCATTATCGATATCTTCATCATAACCGAACTTATCTTCGATCATATATCTGATATCCTCTTCATCTAGATCCTCCTCTGTTTGAGAGTAATACTCAACCAAAAGATCATCCTCAGAAATACTATCAAAGTCTCTATTAAGTTTAATAAAGTCATCGATACCTCTTCCTGTTTCTTTTTTATACTTTAAGAATGCCGAAACATCCTCTGGAAGGTCCTCACTAACCGTTCTTTGTTCGAACAATTCTTCTAATGAGTTTACCTCTTTTTGGTATCTATTCTTAATATAAGAAAGAACATCTTCGTCTTTTAACTCTGGAGCACCTTGTCCTTCGTTCTGTTCATTATTATCCTCGTGTTCATTTTCATTGAACTCTGAGTTATTCTGAACAGCATTCATTTTCTCTTCGTGCTTCTGAAGCAATTCGTTTTCGACCTCCTGAACAGATTTTTGTTCTGCCACACCGAGATCTTTTACAGTGAAATTTTCCATTTGATTTAATTTTTGCAAAGTTATTAATAAATATATATACGCGTTTAAGCGTTATCTAGGCTCAAACTCTCCTAAAGAGAACGCATCCAAGCTATCCTCATTCGACTCGAAGTTTACAGGAGGAAGGTTGTTTTTGCGTTGATCTATTAGTTTTGATTGTTGAGTATTCTGTATACTTATTCTTTTATCTTTAGCGGCCTCTTTCTGCTCCTCCTTGGTCATCTGTATGTTGACATCAATGCCTTTTAATTGCATATTAAGAGAGAACTCCTTGTCCATAAGCTGAGTCTTAAGCATAGCCTCGTTCTTAAGCTTCTCTATCTCAAAGGCAACCTCTGCCTGTTTGATCTGAATCTTAGATTGAGTCTCCGCACTAATCTTAGCCATAGCTGTCTGAGCGGCCATCTGCTGTGATTGCATATTGATGTCAGCCTGTTGTTGCGCTTGCATTTGCTGCATCTTCTGATCATTCTCTTGCTTCTTCTTTCTCTTAAGTTTTAAGATTTGATTTGCAAGCTTAAGGTTCTTAACCTCTCTAATGTCAATAGCATCCTCAAGGTTAATGTCTCCTTTAGAAAGAGCCATCTGAATGTTAGCCTCAAGCTGTGCCTTTTCCTCCGCGTCAGGTGTTACCTCTATAAATATACCAAAATCATAGATGTAAAGGTCCTTGATCTCGTCTAAGATACCTACATTATACTTACCGATTTGTAGTATGAACTCCTCCTTGAAATCTGAATACTCAAGAATATCTGCAACCCTGTAAGACACAGCCTCTGCTAATGACTTCGTTATATGCAAGCTACCTTCAAGTATATGTCTTGTAGCCGTGTTTGAGTTTATAGCCGCTAGTTTCTGTAATCCAACTAAACTGTTTGGATCTGGCATAGAACCATCTCTAGCTTCGTTTAATCCTGTAACGTCTCTAAGCATTCCCATATAGTGGTTGTAACTACCAATCAAACTAGCCATCTTAGCTTGTCCACTGTTTGTATTCAACTCCTGAATAGGAATCCTAGCGTTATTAAATTCACCGTCCTGAGTATAGCTTCTACCAATAACAGATCCCGTTTGGAAGTAAAGTCTCAAAGCATCCTCTGGATTATAAGCGGCACCTGTTCCCAAGTCAACCTCATTAATACCATCAGCATCAATGAACACCCCGTCTGGTACAACTCTTTGAATTACCTGTTGTAGTTTTAAATGCGTAACCTGAATTAAGTCAGCAAATGGAATCATTCTTCTTACTAAAGACTCAATCTTCCCTTTGTATAACTTAGGAGCAACAGCAACGTAGTTTGGTATAGCGTACTGAGATGCTGATTTAGGTCTAACCATATTCTTAGAAAGCTCCCACTTCAAAAGAATATTAGTACCCATAACCATAACACCGTCGTACCATACGTCGATTGTTTTCTCAACCTTCTCGAAGTTTCTCTCCTGCATCATTTCGGTAGGAGGATTAAATGTATCGTCCTTCTCAATTAATGTTTCAGTTCCGTCTTCGTTTATTTTTTTCTTGTAAACTATCTTCTTTGTTGACTTATAATTGAAGTACATAAGAGTAGCTGTATCCTGATGGAACAAGCTATTCACGTACATTTGAGCCGAGTTATAGTAATCGTACCAAGCCTTACTGTATTTTGATATTGTCTCTAAATCCTCTCTGGTTAAAGATGGATCTATCTTAGGCAACTCAGTAATAGGAACGGTTTTAATTTCTCCCCAGTAGAAGCAATCTCTAAATTTAGGATCCTCGTTATATGAGTAAACAACATTAGCTGGATCAACATATTCTAACCTAACACCAGCGCCTGGCAAAAACATATGCTTAGCAACACCAATACCAAGGGTTACAATATCGTAATCTACCCTCTTTCTAATGTCGTAGTATCTATTCTGCTCAAGTATTGTATTGATGGCCTCCTCCTCTGCAATCTCAATAGCAGGCTTGTAGTTCATCTGCATAAACAATGAAAGCTCATCTGATGTTTCTGGAAGATCATCTGGTTTTGTTTCAAAAGCATCTATACCGAATGAATCCTTAACCTGTAGAAGTAAATCCTTTGACACCATATCAGCCTGAATAGCCTCCTGAAATTTTGATCTCTTCTCGGTAGACATAGCGTCTTGAGCGAAAGCTTTAATTGAAAAAAGCCTGTCGTTCATTCCATTAACAACTATATCTAAGAATTTAGGTATGATAGGAACTGGAGTCCAGTCAAGATTTAGATGTGAAAGATCCCCATCAATTGATATCTCGTTTTTATACTTCTGTATAGATTGTTCTCCCCTAGCATAAAGTCTAAGTTTATGGTAGTCAGACCATTGGTTATAGAATCTACAAGACAAGCCATCTCTTCTGAACCATTCATAGGTGATGGCTCTACCGATTTTTAGTCCGTATTCTTTTGATTCCTTCTCCGCATCAGTAGCAAACTGGTTAGGGAATGATGCTTGATCTATAGATATCTTTACTTCTTGCATTATATTATGTGCTTCCAGGTTTTATAATTAACAATACTTAAGATGTTTGATTTTGACACGTTAAACATTTCAGCTAATTTACTATGAGAATAACCTTTATTTTTATGCATATTTCTTATATTTAAAACATCTTCATCTGTTAGTTTCGAAGTTACATTTTCAGAACCTCTTTTTGCAGATTTAATCATCCTTGCTCTTGTTTCTTCTGAAACTTTTTTACCAAACATATGATTTTTATCTGCGCTATTAGCTGTAGATATTTTCTCCCTACATTCCTTACTCCTAACTATTCCTTTATGGAATTCTGAAATTTTTCTTCTATGTTCTTCAGAGATAATTTTACCTCTATTTGGTAAGCTCATTTTTAACTTAGCCTCATCAGAATGGACCAATCCGACACACCCGTCTCCTCCGTTTGTTTTATTGCACAATGTTCCAAGACCTAAATCAATTCTTCCGTGCAAAGAAATAAACTCAATTTCTTTTTCTTTTATAAATTCGTAGTCGTCGTGTTCAAATAGTATTTCAACCTCGTAATCACTCTTTTCAACTATACTATTCCAATGATTATTTCTACTTTTCTTGGTGTTGGCTCTGTAATAATTATTATCTACTCCTATTCCAATATAAAATGGAACATTCTTGTCGAGCCTTATATGTCTATATAAATACGCCATCTACTTGATTAATTCACTATACAATCCTTCGTTTTTGTATCTTGCAAAGTTAATACTTATTTTTGATTCTTTTTTAGGAGCTTGATACATATGCTTTTGGTTAGCCATAATAGCTAGACCAGAGCTAATACCAGCATCAAACTTTGTCCTGTTGTTTATATCAAATTTAGCCCAGTCCTCAAGTGTTCTTGTAAAGTACATAGATCCCATCTCGTCTGGATCTCTATACGTACCCTCTAGGTCCATACCCACGTGCTTCTCAATGAATGTCTCTATAGCTGACGCGTGAGCCTGCTTAATGTCTTCGGATGAGTTAGGTATTCCCCCAAGCTCTCTTTCTGTCTTAGATAGCTTCGCATAAGGCTTGTCAGGTCTATTCATAGAATACTGTCTAAACCCATTGTTTTTAAAGTGGTAAAGAAGCCTCTGCTTGTTATTCTCCACAAGAACTGGCATACCGTAAAACACGCAAGCCATTAGAACGTCCTCAAAGAATATCTCAGCAGTCTGAGGCCTAGCCACGTACTCTAAGAAGAATTCATTTGAAGGAGCATCGTCCATATTAAACTTAGTCATACCGTGCAACGCACCATTAGATCCCCTGCCATCAACAGTTCCAGATATATCGTACGGGTCACAACCAAAAGAACCTATGTGCTCATTGCCTGGGAACTTAACTCCGTTTCTTTTTACCATCCTGTTCTGCAAATGACTTGGCGGTATCCAGCTAGCCAAGAACCTTCCTCTAGGATCTGGAGTCCAAACAGCCTTCTCGTACTTATATCCATCAAGCCATCTGAACGATCCTCTTGTTAGGAATCTCTCCTTAATTAACGAGTCGTTGTAGTCTATCTGCTGGTATATCTTGGTAAGATTAAATAGCGATGATTTACTCTCATCCCTGAATGCGTGAGACTCAGTTCTCGGGAACTGACGATAGAACTCATTAAGAGCATCTGGATCATTCTTCAAAGAACTAACCTCATTCTCCCAGAAGTCTATAGCCCCTATCTTAATCATCATACCGTCTATACCTAAAACAGGCTTCTCTGGCGTTGTGAATACAGGGAATCCGTATCTATCTATGTACCCTTCAAAGTTCCATTCCATAGGGATAAACAAAGAGTACATACCAGATTTAGTCTGACCGTTTGAGTTTCTTGTTGATATATTTGATGATTCAAATAATGACTTGAAATTGGCCCCTCCCTTTTCTAAAGCATTTGATGTTGAACCCATCATACACTTACCAATAACCTTTGACCCTAATCGTAAACACGTTTTGGTAACGCGCCAGTTATTTAGAATGTTATCTGGCTTTAACCACTTACCAGACTCGTCGTGAATTAGAAGCTTCAGCTTCTCCCCATCGTACGAGTTATCACCAGTGTTCTTCCAGTCGATCGATGTATCAAGACCTTCTATATCGTCCTGATTCTCATCGTACATATTCTTCTTTGTAATCTTAGATGCTGGTACACGAAAGGCAAGCTCTGTCTTAGGCTTGTCCATACCGTCCTGAATAGGCTTGAAGAAGAAGGGGTAGTTGTTTGCTATTGGAACGACCTTGTCCGTAAACATAGTCTTAGCATCACCCCCTGTTTTGGATAGTATACCTATCCTAGCGTTCTTTGTTATTGTCCCTATGTTTGACGATTCAGCTGATCCCATAAATGAGAATCCTGAACGTCTGATCTTTAGGTATATCATACCGAAGCATCTGTAGTCAGCCTTGCAGGCCTCCCAGTATATCCAGAAAACCCTGTTGGCCTCTCGATAGTCTGGCAAACCAACGTCAATCTTTGTCCACTGTAGGTACATATAATTGGAGCCAGTTACGTATGTAGGCACACCGTTGTTCATAAACCAAAAGCCAGCGTCTCTTCTGTCAAACTCCTGCTCTATGTAATCAACCCAGTTAGCCTTAAAATCCTTAGGCATATTATGCCATTGGAATATGTTCTTTATCCTCTGAAGTTCTTTTGGATACTCAAAGGGCTCCCAGTACTGAAGATCTTGCTTTTTATTTCTACTGTAAACATTATCTGGCGTAGCTGGAAGCGCTATGTGTAGTCCGTTTATGTTGTAGATGTCACCTATGGTACCATCCTTTGATATTATTACAACGTCGTACTTCTCATCGTAACCATAGACCCAAGCTTTTTTCTTGTTTCTATTGGATACAACCTGCTTATCTATATGGTTCTGTACTACCGTGTATAGGCTATTTTGACCTTCTCTCTGCGAATCCTCCTTTATCTTCATTTTTCGATGTTGATTTTACTTCGCCTGTGATTAGCTCCTTCTCAAGTTCTATCTTGTTTAGGATATGAAAGGCATCCTCTATTGCCAAGCGTTTTGTAGCGGCTGCGTTCTTTAACTTATCTGAAGACAAATCATTGTCCATTCCATTAATAATGCTATCCTCAGCTACCTTTATTAGCTCGTCAACCGCCTTGTACCCAGCCTCTATAATCCTTAATTTAATTTCATTTGTTGTCATAGCTTTATCTTTATGTTGCTTGTAAACATTCTGTATAGCTTCTGATCATTTATGTAGAAAGGGTACTCGCTATCTGGTTCGAATGCGATCTCATCACCAACATTAAGGCCTAGATCAATAAGCTCTTGGTTTATATAACGTATTCTGCCTATAAGAGGCTCCTCTGTCCCTGGCTTTGCTATGTAGTAATCCTTAGTTTCAACTGGCTCTATGAAGCAGTACTTGGAGTGGCACTTCCA